TCTTCCCGTATCCCCACGATGCAGTCCGAACCGATGCAAGATAGTCCGTTTAAGATCCGACCTAATCCAAGTCAATGACAGATAAACCCAAAAGAGTCCAGCCGCTGCGAGGGGCAACTGAACCGAGAGTTCACAGCCCACTTCTCAAGGGCAAATCTAGAGCTGGTGAAGTTCTAGAGATGATTGAGCGTCTAAAGATGGATGAACTAATGCCTTATCAGAAGTTCGTCCTCAATCAGATGCTTATGGTCAATAAAAAGAATCAATATCGGATCAAGACGGCGCTGTTGCTCATTTCGAGACAGAATGGCAAGTCTCACTTAGGTAGAGTCCGAATCATTTGGGGTATGTTCTATGGTGGCGAGAAGAAGCTCATCATCATGTCAGCTAACCGCGCAACATCGCTGATGCTCTTTCGAGAGATTGCTTGGATTATAGAATCAACGCCGGAACTCAAAGCAATGACAAAGGCAATCCGTTATGCAAACGGCGGCGAGAGAATAGAGCTGCTTAATGGCGCAACGCTCGATGTCATCTCAGATAACTCATCATCACCACGCGGAAGAACAGCAGACTTCCTATGGATCGATGAAATCCGCGAAATCTCAGAAGATGGCTATAAAGCAGCTGTGCCAGTTACAAGAGCGAGAGCCAATGCACAGACATTCTTAACATCAAATGCGGGCGACCATTTCAGCAGCGTACTTAATGGCTTAATTGAACGCGCAAAAGATTATCCGCCAGAAACCTTTGGCTATTACGAATACAGCGCTCCTCAGTATTGCAAGATTGACATCACTAGCGATTGGTTTTGGCGCAACGCCGTAGCACCTAGCAATCCTGCACTTGGCTACATAATTACAAAAGATTCAATCGAAGAAGCAATAGCGACTAATCCAATCGAACAGACAAGAACAGAAACGCTCTGCCAATGGATTGACAGTCTCCAATCGCCCTGGCCTCATGGCGCATTGGAAGAAACCTCAGACAACACTTTGGAAATGGCTGTGGGCGCATATACAGTCTTTGCATTCGATGTCAGCCCATCAAGGCGCAATGGATCTTTGGTTGCAGGTCAATTATTGCCTGATGGTCGAATTGGCATAGGAATCTTAGAAACCTACAGCTCACAAATGGCAATCGATGAGTTAAAGATGGCTGCCAGCATTAAAGCCTGGTGCGACATCTATAAACCGCGATTAGTCTGTTTTGACAAATACGCCACACAGACGATTGCAGACCGTTTAACCCAATCAGGTGTTATATGTGAGGATGTCTCGGGTCAGCAGTTCTACAAAGCCTGTGGTGACTTATTAGAGGGATTGGTTAATCATCGAGTCGTTCATAACGGACAGGCAGAATTAATCCAGCAGATGAATAACTGCGCAGCTAAGGTAAATGACTCTGCATGGCGCATCATCAAGCGAAAGTCAGCAGGAGACATCTCAGCACCTATTGGCTTGGCAATGGTTGTATCAAAACTGATGCTTCCTGCTCCAAAGCCTCAAATCATTGCCTAGACACAACACCCCTAAATTGTCAAGTATTAGACAAAGTGTGCTAATATGTAAACATGGGTCGCTTACTGCAAACATTCGGACTACAAACTAAACCTTTACTCGAAGCACAGTCAGCACCCCAAGTTTTGGGTGAATACTCGCCTTATGCAATGCCGTTCCAATATGCGTATGTATCACGCACAGAAGCGATTTCAGTTCCTGCATTACAACGTTGCCGCAATCTTCTGGCTGGCACAATCGGCGCAATTCCTCTAGAGCTATATCGCAAATCTACAAATGAAGAAATCGCTCCGCCAGTTTGGATGGAACAGCCTTCATATTCACAGCCTCGATCAGTAACAATCGCTTGGACTGTTGATTCATTATTATTTTACGGACAAGCCTTTTGGAAGGTTGTCGAAGTTTACAACGAAGATGGTCGCCCTTCTCGTTTTGAGTGGATTGCTAATTCTCGCGTAACTGCAACACTTGATTCTACAAATACTTTCGTTCGTTCTTATGCAGTAGATGGCACTACATTACCAATGGATGGACTAGGAAGTTTAGTCACATTCCAGTCACTCGGCGATGGGATTCTCAATAGCGGCGTTCAAACTATTCGCGCCGCCATCGATGTCCAAAAAGCAAGTGCTGTTGCAGCAGCCACTCCAATGGCTACTGGCTACATCAAGAACAATGGCGCAGACCTTGATCCTAAAGAAGTTCAAGGATTACTAGCTGCATGGAAGAATGCACGCAATAATCGTTCTACTGCTTACTTGACTTCAACTCTTGAATACACACCAGTTTCATTCTCACCAAAAGACATGATGTACAACGAGGCGATTCAGCAACTTGCCACAGAGATTGCTCGCCTTTGCAATGTACCTGCTTATTATGTTTCAGCAGACATGAACAACTCAATGACTTATGCGAATGTTCAAGATGAGCGCAAGCAATTTTTGGCGCTATCCCTACAGCCATTTATTACAGCTATTGAAGATCGCCTATCGATGGATGATATTACTCCTCGTGGTCATGTCGTGAAGTTTGACATTGATAAAAACTTCCTACGCACAGACCCATTGCAAGAACTTGCAGTAATTGAAAAATTGCTATCGCTTGGACTCGTCACAACAGAGCAAGCGATGGAAATGACAGACCTATCACCTAATGGAAGCAACGGTATGGTATGACACAAATCGTAACCCTTACGGCTGAACTAACAGCGGATTCCGCTAGCCGCACTATCTCTGGCAAAATTGTGCCATTGAATGTTGAAGCAGGTTCAACCAATTACGGCAAAGTAATCTTTGAATCAGGATCGATTGAGATTCCAGAAGCCAAGTCAATCAAGCTGCTCAGCCAACATGACATTAAGCGCCCTTTAGGTCGCGCTGTTAGCTTCTCAGAGTCAGACGATGCAATCAACGCAGTATTTTCTATTAGCCGTTCACAACGCGGCACAGAGGCTTTAATACTTGCTGAGGAAGGTCTACAAAGTGGACTTAGTATCGGGGCTGAAGTATTAAAATCAAAGATTAAGGACGGCGTGACTTATGTATCCGCTGCTCGTTTAGTCGAAGTAAGTTTAGTAACAGAGCCAGCATTTAAGTCTGCTCAGGTTACTGATATTGCAGCAGAAGAAGCCGCAAAGGCAGAAGAAGCTGCATCCGAAACCCAACCAAAAGAAAGCGAGACAGTAGTGGAAGAAACCACAGCAGTCGAAGCAACACCATCAGTAGAAGCTGCGGCTGTCGAGGCTGCTCGTCCTACTGTTACAGCAATGGCTTACACAAAGCCACGCATTGAAATCACAGCTGCTAAGTATGCAGAAAACACAATCCGCGCAGCACTAGGCGACGAGGATGCGCGCAGCGGCAGATACTTCGGACAACAGTGGTCTTGTACCAACACGCCAGTTGTCAGAAATCATCAACCCACTTGGCACAACAATCCGCCCATCAATCGATGCAATCTCTCGTGGAGTGCTTCCTGATGCAGGTATGACATTTGAAATCCCAAAGATTACACAAATGCCAACAGTTGCAATCGAGCCAGAAGGTGACGCATTCAGCGACACAGATCAAAACTCATCTTTCCTATCTGTGACAGTACAGAAGTACGCAGGACAACAGACATTCTCTGTTGAATTGCTAGATCGTACATCTCCAGCATTCTTCGATGAACTCGTCCGCAACATGGCAGCAGCTTACGCAAAGGCAACAAACGCAGCAGTAAACGCAGCACTTATTTCAGGTGCAACAACAGATGCAACAACAACAGTTACATATCCAACAGCAGCAGAATTGCTAGGAATTGTTGCTCGCGGTTCAGCATCTGTTTACGGTGCAACAGCAGGACTTGCAAACCCATTCGCTCGCAACATGATCGTATCAACAGGACAATGGTCAAACATCATGTCTCTTAACGATGCAGGTCGTCCAATCTACACAGCATCACAGCCAATGAACGCAGGCGGAGCAGTAGCGCCTACATCACTTACAGGCAACGTTGCAGGACTCAATCTATATGTTGATCCTACAAACGGTGGCGATGGCGATGGAACAATTCTCATCGTTAACCCAGATGCTTACACATGGTATGAGTCACCAACATACCGCCTTCGCGCAGAATCAACAGCAGCAGGTCAAGTAACAATCGGTTACTACGGCTTCGGTGCAATCGCAACTAAGGTTGCTGCTGGTGCGTTCAAGAACAACAAGGCGTAAGTAACACCCTAAGTCGCTGGGAGTGGGGCGCAGCCCTTGCTCCACTCCCAGTCTTTAGAAAGGATATGAAATGGCACTAACCACAGTCGCAGAGCTTCGATCAGCGCTCGGTGTCGGCTCTTTATATCCTGATGCAACTTTGCAGGAAGTGTGCGATGCAGCAGATGCAGTCATTCTGCCAATGCTATGGGCTGATGTTCATTTCAATGTGGCACATAGCAACACAACCACAGTAGGAACTCTATATTTTAATGAAGTAGTAAAAGATATATTCTATGTTGGTCAAACAGTTGTCGTAAGTGGCAATAAATCACACTTCAATGGCAATAAAACAATTACAGCCGTTGGCGATTACACAATTAGTTACAGCATCACAGGAACACCAGCGGCAACACCAAAGCACATAGTTGCTCCTTATGGAACAGTTACAGCCGATGTCACAACAGACTGGGCAGAAGATAAGGCAGTTCAACAAGCTGCACTTATGATTAGCGTGGACATTTGGCAGGCTCGCCAGACAACTAGTTCAGGCGGAGTATCACCTGATTTTCAGCCTAGCCCATATAAATTAGGAAATACGCTTTTGGCAAGAATCAGAGGGCTCATTGCCCACGCTCTATCACCTAATTCGATGGTCGGATAATGCCAGTTGCTCTCACTACTCTTAGAACCACGATTGCGACTGCTTTAGTCGATAACACTAAGTGGCAAACCTTTGCATTCCCACCAGCCACAGTTCTTGCTAACTCAGTAATTGTTAGCCCTTCTGATCCATATTTAGAGCCAAATAACAATCAACACAACACGATTGCTCCAACTGCTAATTTTAAGATAATCATAACTGTGCCTTTGTTCGATAATGAAGGCAACCTCAATGGAATTGAAGATGCCCTTGTGGGTGTGTTCAACAAACTCGCAGCATCCTCATTAACATATAATGTGGGAGCAGTAACCCAGCCAAGCGTTCTTAACGCGGCATCTGGTGACCTACTTACTTGCGAGATGTCACTATCCGTTCTAACTACCTGGAGCTAAAATGTCCGAATGGGAAAAAGAAAACGAAGCCTTCCTGAAGAAAATCGGGCAGGTTACTTCAGCACCAAAGCCAGCATCTAC